TGCCAGAGCCTGCTTGTTGCATCGCTGCAATGGCTGTAGCTGTAGTGTTTTGTAGAATGTTAGCGTCTAATCCCTGACTTGTCTGCGTAACACCTGAACGCTTCTGCAATACCTGATCCATGTAATCAAGCATTGGGAACGACTGAGATGCTGTTGCCGGTACAGATAATGGTTGAACTGCACCCTGAGACTTAATCCGCACTACACCGCCTGGTGATGTGGTTAGTAGGTCATCTAGGTTTACTTGTCCATCTAAGGCTGTAACCCTAGGCATATTGGTTAGGTACAGGTTATCTAGGATCTGACGAGTGATCGTAGACTTGATAAGCTGTATGTCCATTGCTCTGTCGGCTAGACTCTGACCAAAAAACTTGTGTGGCATAGGAATCGGGCAGATGCTTGCAAAGGGAATGTGATCTGTTTCCTCGTTGTCAATAATCTGATCGCCTGCATAAACTACCTTGCGGAGTTCTGCAATCCCATCACCATCAAAATCTGTACGAATATAGCACTCGAACAACTCTACTTCTTGCATTGTAAAGTCTAGGCTTTGTGTCTCATCTGGCATCTCGCCTGCGCTGTACCTTGCTACTCTCTCAGGAGTGTAAGTAAGATCGTTGTACGCTGGCATCTTGTCCACTTTGTCTTGTGGATAGCCCATAGCGATTAAGTCTGAACGAGTTTTAACTGTGCGATGTGCTACAAATCGTGCGTTTTTGATGCTCTTATCGCGCTTGGCGATTAAGAACTCCTCTGGTGGCACATTCTCTACACAGACCTTACCGACTTCTTTTTTCTTCTTGATGACTACATTGTAAGAAAGGATAGGCATACCCATTGGGTCTATGCCGACTTCCTCGGTCTCTTGGCTGATTAACTCCATCTCGCCATCAGCAAACAGAAGTGTTAGTTCTTCTGCGTTTAATCCTTTGTATTCTTCTTTGGTAGGATCTTCGCTATCCTCCCACCAATACTTAACGATTCCGTTCTTCTGTAGAAGTGCATCCTTCATCCAGTTATGTAGGATGATGACACCATCGTTATCGCTAAAGAACACATAGTTTGTGAGTTCTGTAGCTTGCTTGGCAAACTCCTCGTCTCCTGGCATCCTTGGCTCGAACCGACCTAATTCGTCTGATCCAGCAAAGATACGCATTAACTGAGGTAAAGCACCATCTACGACCTCGGCTACTTCGCCTGTTACGATCTTAGAACGACCATCTACCTCGTTGCCATACTCGTAACGATTGTAGTAGTTGATCGCCTTTGTGCGTTGCTCTACTGTCTCGGTCTCTACATAGCCGATAGAATCGTCTATCTCTGCTTCGAGAATGACCTTTAGTTTTTGTTCATCCATTTATACGATCCATGAAGTTTTTACTGTTATCGGTTGCGACCAAGTGGTGTTTTGTTCCATTCCTAATGCAAGATAGCGCATAGAGTCTGATCCATGACTTGCCCAGTCGTGCATTGGCTTGTCAAAAAAGACATTACGCTTTTCGTCATAATCGCGCCTATAGTTCCTAAGACAATCTAGCCCTTGCTTTACCTGTGGCATATTGAACCAACATCTCGGTAGGAGTCTACGGACTGCCTGAATACCATCATCTACAGAAAGTCTTGGCAGAACCCGAACATCTAGTCCAGCTTCTCTCAACACTTCCAATCTGCTCTTACCTGTGCCTAGTTCTCTTACTTCTACATCGTGAGGTAGGAGTTGCTCTGCTTTCTCCCACTTGTTGTCTTTTAGCCAGTTAACATACCAATCTAGTCCTTGACCATGATTCTCTACATAGTCTAGTAGTCTTACTTCTTGTCCTGTTGTTTGTGCCACCCATATTGCTGTGCTATCACCCATGCCCAAATCCCAAGCCACATAAGTTCTACAGAGATCATCTCTCGTAATGTCGCAAAGTCTACCTTTTTCTTCGAGGTCGTTGATGAGTTTGCCATAGTAACTTCCTTCTACTGCTGCGTTAAAACTACACTCGAACTCTTGGTTGTACTTATCGTCTCCCATTTCTTTTCTGGCAGACCATAACTCTTGTTCATCTAGTAGCTTTGTTTCGCTTGCCTTGAACTGTAATGCACTCCATCCTTCTTCTTTTCCTGCTCTGTCGAACAAGTCCTTGAAGTGGTTGTTTCCTTTTGGAGTCCCAATAAACAAGCACGACCCTTTTCTGTCTGCAAGAGCCGGTCTAATGATCTCATTCCAAATCTTAGGATTTTGATCGCCAATTTCGTCTAGCACTACAGAGTCGAAATATTGCCCGCGCAAAGAGTCTGGGTTATCAGAGCCATAAAGCTGGATTCTCCTTCCGTAAAAATCTACTCTTAATTCCGCTATATTAGCTGTTGCATCTAATGGTCTACAGAAGTTTGTAAGGTAATCCCAAGCTACTCTTTTTGCCTGGCTATATGTCGGTGCGATATACGCATACCGAGGGTTAGGCTTATCGTTCTCCATCGCTGCTTTGATCAGCGCATTAAGAGCCTGTACTGTCTTACCCATACGCCTATGTGCCACTACCACCACAAAACGATTGTTCTCCATCGCCTCATGGATCTGTAACTGAGGTTCTCTTGGCTTGTAAGGGATAACGACTCGCTTTACCTCATCATCTGCGTACTCTACTTCTCCCAAGCGACCACCATCTTAAAGATGCCACCTTCTGCATTGCTTAGTTCGGTAGTGTTAACAGGCTTACCATCTATCCTGTCCATGACTTCCTTGATTGCCCAAGGCTCTCCGGCTTCTGCTGACTTGACTAGCTTCTCGGTAATGTTCCTGAGTTTCTTACGATCCTCTTGTACTAGGGCTACTCTTAGTGCATCGTAAAAGAGCTTTCCCTTCTTACCATTCTGATTGCCTGTAGGTGCGCCACCTTTATTAGTTGGCTCAACTTGTAGATTGTTGTTTTGTGTAGAGTTTTCCATTCCATTCCCTAGGGGTTGATGGTTGATGATGTTGCTATTCTACAACACTTTAGTCTAGTAGTCCTTCTACTTTTTGACTATTTTTTTCTAGTATTTTTACATCAGCAGGGTCAAAGACTACAAAGTTACTTGTGCCTTTTCCTGCACTACGACTACCTTCGTCTAAATAGCGTATGCCTTTAATTCCAGCATCTTGCATTGCCTGTGATGCTAACTTTGCACTTCTTAATCCACTTATCTTTTCATAAGCATACCGACCATTAAGACTTTTATCTAAAGTTTCTCCAGTTGGTCTACCTAAAGCATCTTTGCTTACTATTTCATCTAATGCGTCTTGTATAGATTTAGGGTGTTGGCTCAATGGTTTATCGTAATCCAACATTTTAGGGATGTATTCATCAGGTATATCTACTTTGTATAGATTGCCTGTCGGCTGTAATTGATTAGTTTTCAGAATATCAATAGCATCTTCAATCTGCTTGTTTGCTTCTAATTGTCCAGAGTTTTTTAACTGGCTATTTGCTTTTAAAGTTTTTTGCAGTTGTTCAACAGCGTTGTCACCATGCACATTTAATGTATCTTGGGCAATTCTTAGGGCATCCCAAGGTGTATTGTCGGGCGTTCCAGCCATAACCTTACCTACATAACTTCTATCTGTTGCATATTGTTTGGCTACCGCAGGATTCTCAGCAAAATACATACCATGCCCATAAACCTGTGCGCCCTCACCAGTTCCTACCTTGCTTATGTCAAACTGTCCTCGGATGTTATGAGGTGTTCCATGATAGGCAGTAGCACCCATAAGCCCTGGCACTTGTTCCATTAGCCTTGCAAGAGCCTGTCTGTCTCCTACATTAATACCGCCTTGATCCATTACTAAGGCTTTATCTAGGTCAGACATCTGCGTTTGTAGATTCTGTTGTGCTGACTGTGCCACATTTCTTGCATAATCCATCACTTGTGGATTTGTCATTGCTGTCATCTGTGGTGGTGTATAGCCTTGTAGTGCGCCTGCTAGTGTGCCTGTTGGCTGTCTGCCACCTAGCAATCCTGCCATTGATGGTCTTTGCGGAGCTAACAAGCCACCTAATCGGGCTTGTGCCAGATCTAATAGGCTTGCCATATTTATCCTTTATTTATTACCACTTAACTTTGTCTGCCCAATAGGCTGCACTCATCTTGCCTTTAGCAATGTTGCTTGCATGACGAGCCTTGAATGATTTTTGTCTTGCTTTGCCTGCCTCGGTCTTGGGATTAGCACCTGCACCACTTACGCCTTGCTGACCAAAACGGATGGTCTTTACCTTATCTCCCTCTTTTGCCACGACTACATGGCTTTTAGTAGGGTGGCTAGGTGTCTTTTTAGGCGAATTAAATCCGCTAACACCTATTCTTTCAAAGAGTTTCGCAGCTTCTTTTATTTTCATAGTATCTCTTTACACCCTCTGAAACTCTCTTTTTTGTTTCTTCTGGTCTTGGCTTGTTTTTCCAATATCTAACAGGATTTCTTAATTTTGCTTCTCTTAATTTTTGTTTATGTTCTTCCGAAAGAGGTCTATTTTTCAATGCTTTAGATATTTTTTCTTTAACTTCTTGTCTTTTTGCTGGATTTGCATCTCCAACTAAACCGCCTTGACCGCCTGTAGCCAAATTAAATCTAGGCTCAAATTTCTTAATCCAATGTATTTCTCTGTTATTAAGTTGATCTACATCACAATACTCAATAACACCTTTAATAAATTTCTCTTTACCAATCTTGTTTGGTATCACGCCACCTGTAAAGTAACCTCTTTTACCGCCTGTGCTTTTGCCTATATAGGCTATTTTGCCCCTAAAAGACAAGGCATAAATATGTGGCTCTACAAAATCTGGGCTACCTAAATAGCCATTCTTTCTTTGGTTTGGCACTTACTTTTTGTATCGAGCAGACTTACCAGCTTCTGACATAGCAATTGCAATCGCCTGGCGAGGGTTCTTAACGACCTTACCGCCCTTGCCAGAATGTAGCTTTCCAGCCTTGTATTCGCCCATGACTTTGCCAATCTTTTTCTCTGCCTTGGTCATCTTCATTTTTTAGCCTTTACTGGTTTAGCTGTCTTAGCTGCTTGTTTAAAAGCCTTAGCTGTTGGCGCACCGGCTGTGCCTGGTTTACGCATCTTCTCGCCTGATCCTTCGGCTATTCTTTTACGCTTTGCTGCGATATTGCTATAGAGACCCTGTTTCATTCTTCTTCCCCTTCTTCTTCCATTTCTTCTTCGCCTACAGCTTCCCAAGCCATACAGCCTCGTTCACCCTTGCAGACAAAATCGAATATCTCGCAATGCCCCATGCCTTTAGGCACTCCGCACTTGCTCATTTCTTCGCCTGTTTCGTAGTATTCACAGGCTTTGCACTTGCCTTCACCATCTTTACGATCACCATAATCGGCTGTAATAACAGCTTTTTTCATGTTGCCTTTGTTAATATCGGCATCAACTGTAGAGAGTGGGCAAGATTCGGTATCCGACTCTAGTAGACCGCCCTCGGACTTCTCAGCCATCTTAGGCTCTTTGCCAAGGAGTCCAATCATTATCGACATACCTTTTTCTTTCATATCGCACCCAAAAAAAAGCCCTATTTCTAGGGCTATGAAGAAGAATCACTAAATTCTGGGTGCAATGACCCAAGAAAATTATACAAGTATTTTTTGGTTTTTACAAGGAAAAATGTTTTTTGATCTTAACAACTTGGTCATCTAATCGTTGTGGAAAACTATCCTGTAATTCCTTAACCCGATCATGCAATGTAGAAATGGCTAACAAAGCAGACTCAATCTCATCTTGCGATTCTGCCCAAAACTTTCCAAGTTCTGCATTTTGTAGCTCTGGTAGTGGTTTTTGTAGAAAGTATGGCAAGCATCCGCAGAGTGCAGCATCTAGGTTTGTGGCTGTATGTGCATCGTAAGAAAATAGTATTTTTGTCTTTTTTAATACATTTGCTAGTTCTTGTTTTGTTTCTGGATAGGATCTAGTTATCTCAAAACAATCTAGTTTGGGACAATCTCCGTACAAATAGCCTTTACCAATGTAGAACGCATTTTGTGTTCTTTCTTGGTTGTCGTTGTAGAAAGTAGATAAGTCGCTATTTGGATAAAACAAGGTTTCGCAATCATTTCTGTAAACTGTAGAAAACGAAAGAGGATAGTCTTTCTCTCCCCAATCAATCATTCTTTTTTGTAGATACCCTTCTTTGTTTAACAAATAGCGGACTACATACTTTGCTTGTAGAGGATTATTGGTAATAATCTCAGGGTAAACCACTACTGAGTTCTGAATATGCCCTACTGGTGTATTGAAATTAGGGTTAGTAATCTGCTCTTTTTCATAGATAAATATTGTAGAAGTGTGTCCAATCTTGTTTAGTTGATCGCACAGAAAATGTAGAACCCATGATCCACCGCTTTTTTCATTGTAGTTAGGTGCAAAGATTGTAAAGTTCATTTAAACCATTGTTGATGTAACTCCGGCATATTTTCTTTGATCCATTGCTCTGCCTCTCGATGGTTCTTGCCATGATCCATTCCGATGGTCTGGCTGCCAACATGGTGGACATAAGACCGACTGACATAGTTTTTGTATCCGTTTGCCCTAATTTCTAGGCATTGAATGTCATCCGAAAACCAGTTGATAGGCTTGTAATCTACCCATTTGTCCTTATGTATGTAGCCGAATAGGGGAGAAATAATATCTGTAGGAATTATTTTTCTTTCTTCTACATATCGGATACCTTCCCTTTGCTTGAACTCTCGAATATTTTGGTATCCACGAACATAGTCTGATTTAGCCGATACCCAAGCAGTATCTTCTGGCAATAGTTCTACATCTGCTAACAGAAGTTCGTAGGAAGTAGGGGTTAATACTATGTCATCGTTGGCTACGATTACCTCGTCAAACATTTCGTAGGCACAATGGACTACTTCGTTGTATGAATCCCCAAAATTATTGCCTTCATTCTCTATGTTTATGGTTCTATGCTTAGGAAGCCTTAGATCGCTTCCAGAGACGAAAACAGTAACATCTTGTGGCACATACTGGTCTATGCTTGCTAACAGCACAGGGAGGCATTTAGCAGTCTTAGTGGCTATTACGATTGGTACATCTCTTACAGACGAATCTTTCATTAATCCCATGATTGTATATCTCGAAAATCCCATTCTCGGTTGTCTTTCTCTCCTGACACCTTGAGCAGATCCGCATAGTCTTTAGATTTGGCTTTCTTGTCGAGTTGGTCTTGGAGTCGCTTTTTAGCATTGTGTAGGTCTGTCTCGAATCGTTTTGTAGATATTCTTAGGTGGTGGGCTAGTTGATTCTGACTAGCGTATGGATGGCTCACATACCGAGCTTTTAGTATCTTTCTAAGTTCTAAGGGTAAACCCTTTATTGTTTCTTCTATTAGTTCACCATCTCGATTATCGGGTTCGTAGTGTGGTTCTTCGGGTGCGTAGAGGTTGCCGAGTTCGGGAATGTAGTTCTTTTCAAATGATCGACAAGTAGAGTCTGGCTGCGGAATAACTGATCCAGAGACATACCAAGCCCAGTTTCGTAAGCGGTCATCGAGTGTCATTCACATTCCTGTGTTTAATGAATTGTATAATTGTATACAAATTTTCTGTATTATTTCAATATGTTAACTACTTTGGGATATTTATGGCTAAAGCCTCCTGCACAGATGAAGAATTTATAGCACTTTGGAAACAATATCAATCTCCCGAAAAAGTTAGTCATGCTATAAATCTTAGTGTTCGTAATACTTTAAAAAGACGCAGAACTATAGAACAGAAGTATGACATTATTTTAGATGCTTTGACTCCAAGTGGGATGCCTAAGATTTACATTCCCGATGAGCAAACGCAAGCCAATATCACAATTGACAATGGTGTAATCTTAGTCGGATCGGATTGCCACTATAACCCAGAGTACACTACGACAGCCCATCGAGGATTTGTTCAGTTTGTAAAGTATCTGAAACCAAAGATTGTGATTCTCAATGGTGATATAGCTGACTTTGCTAGTATCTCAGCACATCATCGCATTGGTTGGCAGAAAAGTCCTACAGTAAAAGAAGAACTAGACGAGATACAGGATAGACTTGGGGATATTGAAAAAGTAAGACCAGCAGGTTGTAAGTTAATGATTACGATTGGTAACCATGACTTACGATTCTCAGGCAAGCTGTCTAACATCCTACCTCAGTACGAGGGCATTAAGGGTTTTGATATTGCAGATCACACTCCGCATTGGAAGTGGTACTGGTCTATTATGGTTAATCAGACCTGTATGATTAAACATCGTTGGCATAACGGCATCCATGCGGTCTACAACAATACAATGAAATCAGGTACAAGTTTCGTTTCAGGGCATCTACATTCTCTCAAGATAACACCTTGGACTGACTACACCGGCACACGATATGGTGTAGATACAGGAACTATGGCTTGTATTAAAGATAGCCAGTTCAGCTATACCGAAAATAATCCTGTCAACTGGCGGGCTGGTTTTGCAGTATTGACCTTTATCAATGGCAAACTCATGCCTCCTGAACTTGCAGAAGTTATTAATGAGGATGAGGGTTTAATTTACTTTCGGGGTCAGTTGTTAAAAGTATGAAGTTAACCTCCACTATCCTAAAGAATATCTACAATATGCTTGTGGTGTGTGAGCCTTTTGATAAATGGAATATGCCTTTAGCAGCCCAAATTCGGTTTGTAGTGGATGCAGATCCAGATGTGATGGGAACTTATCTGTATCAGGATGATGAGAAATGGGAACACATCGTTACAATTTCTACTGCCAGGTGCGGATTCTTAGATACAGTTATTCGGACTATGGCGCATGAAATGATCCATATGAGCTTTCATCGTAGGAAAGGTAATAAGTGGGCGCAACATGGAAAGGAGTTCCGTTCTCGCTGTTTTCTTGTGGGCAAAGAGCTGGGGCTAGATCCCTTAGAGTTGTAGAGGTTTAAGGGAGTTATATTTCAAATAAGAACTATACCCTTCTTTAGGTAAATATGTTCTTCCGTTTTTAGTGTATCCGTTGCACCACCTTACAACTAAAGATTTGTCAATATTTAGTTGTTTTGCTGCCTCAACGCTTGATTCATAAGTTTTGCCTTTAATAACCCAAAACTTAGAAACTCTTTTATTTTTTTGATTTACTTTTGGCAAAGCCCATTTGCAATTGTTTTTTTCATAATTGCCATTGTTGTCAATTCTGTCAATCCAATGCCCTTTAGGTTTTTTTCCCATGTCTGCATAAAATTCTTCAAATGATTTCCATTTGACTTCTATGCCTCTACCACCATAATTTTTGTATTCAGGCAAATTTTTATTATTGCATCTACCAAGCATACCTCTCCAAGTTTTGTATGTTGGAGTATTGCTCATACCATGTGTAGTTACTCTTTTTATAAATTCAGCAGCTTTTTTACATCCACAAGATGTTGCCTTGCCATTTTTTAATGAACCCCTTTGTGTGTATGTCTCTGCACCACACTTACATATGCATCTGGTACTAGGATTTTTTCTATGAGGTATTAGCTCTAATACAGTCAAAAAACCATACTCATCGCCTACTTTTACTGCAGACATTTAAATATCCTTCCTCAAGTAAAAAACGAAGTGTCTTGGCGTTGTTTCTAAACTGAAAGTCTAGTCTTTCGCCCTTTGACATCATTTTACCCTGATCGTATTCAAAATGGCAAGAATGGCACAAAAACATAATTGTTGCATCTGAGGCTTTTATTCCCATTCCTTTGCCAGTATTGCTGTGAGCTGCAACTATAGTTCCATCATTTACTCCACACTCTACACAAGATTGACCTCTAGCAATTTCTAGGAGTTTTTTGTTTCTATACATTTTCTTAGGTATTCGTTTTCTTCTCTAGTTTTCTTTAGCAACTGAGATAAATGGTGTGCTGTTTTTAGCATCTCGTTATACCTATTTAGGTATAAGTTGTAATTTGTAGAGTCCATCAAACCAACTCCAATCCTTGTTGCTGTAATCGTTGATTCTGTAGAGTTTCATAATCTTTATTAAGTTCGCACCCTATCCATTTACGCCCTAAATTTTGTGCAACTTGACCTGTAGTTCCGCTACCAAAGAAAGGATCTAGAACTATATCACCAACTTTACTTCCTGCTAATATGCAAGGTTCTATTAGTTCTTGAGGATACACCGCAAAATGAGCTCCTGAATATGGTTTTACAGGCACAGACCAAACATCACGCTTGTTTGCTTTTTCATATTCTTTGCTGACATTGCCTGATTTTGTAGCATATTTTGGGTCATCATTATCGCCATATTTATTGCCACCAAATCTTATTCCTTCGCTTTTTGTTGTTGCAGGTTCTTTAATAGATTCATGGTCAAAATAATACTTTTGATTTTTAGTTAGCAAAAATATATATTCATGGCTTTTTGTGCATCTATCCTGAACAGACTCAGGCATTGGGTTTGGTTTGTGCCAAATAATGTCTTGCCTCAAATACCATCCAAAGTCTTGCAGGGCAAAGGCTAAACGCCAAGGCATACCCATTAAATCTTTTTGTTTATAGCCATTTCCAATTCTGTTTACTACTTTTTCTCGTGGGTTGCCAAATCCAGCCCTGCCGTTGTTTGATGCTTGACTGCTGTTATTAGCATAACTATCGCCAAGGTTTACCCATAAAGTACCATCGTCAGCAAGAATATCCCATACACAAGCAAATACTTCTACAAGATTGTCTATAAACTCTTGTGGTGTTTGTTCGTTTCCTATTTGCGAGTCTTTTCTAGTTGCTCCACATTTCAAACAATCGCCTGACGATATTGCTTTTTTATTGCTACCCCTACCACCTTCATCAATAAAATTTCTATTATTTGAAATAACTAAACCTTCATGTTCGCATGAATTATCACCGCCAGCCCACTTGGCAGTTCCATAATCTCTAAGACCATAGTAAGGTGGGCTAGTAACGCACATTTGCACCTTGACTCCATCTTTTGCCATCTGTCGCATGGAGTCTCGGCAATCTCCAAAATATACTTTATTCATTATTTTGTACCAATCCGTATAGAAATGTAAACTATGAGAAACACAATCAATGCCCAGATGTAAACAAAGTCGCTATCGAGCATGATTATCTACAGATCGGTTAGTAGCCTCTAAACTGCGCCATATCTCGACTTTGAGTTGTGCAGCAGTCAGCATCCATTTGATCTTCTCCTCGCACTCTACAGCCTCTTTTAAGCCCTCTAGTAGCCCTATATACTCAGGATCAGCATAGGCATCTACCTCGGCTGCTGCGACAGACTTAGCCGATGACTTAGACATGAGAATACTGCGCTTAGACTTTAGGAAGTTCTCTAGGTAGATTCTGTTTGCCTTGGCTTTAGCAAAATCTCCTGAATACTTCATTATGTACTCTACTGCTTTTGTTGGTTCTATATCCATGTTCCCCATTCCCCTTTATTACCTCTAGACCATTGTTCTCCGTACAGAACTAATAGGTCTTTATTTATCGTATGGTCTGATAAATACTTTCTCCACTTTGTCAGACCCCAAACTGCTCTCCACTTACAGAGTTGCCGTACTGCCGATCTTAGCCGAAAGTCTGGCTCTAAATTGGGCAAAAGTTTCTCCTGCATATGGGTTTAATCCTAGTTCTTTGCCCTTGGCTAAAGTAAGTTCATCGCTTGCATACCAAGGCAATGGTGGTCTTTTATTCTCTTTTTGCTCGATAACAAGCTCATCCTCGAACCTTTCCTGATTCAGCCAGGTAGAGGCATGAGGGATAAACTCCCAATCAGTTCCCTTTGCTGCCCAGTATTTTCGATGCTCTACTATTGCCTCTAGTGCTTTTTGTTGGTTGTCTAGACTTAGCTTTTCCCACGATCTTTTTGCTGTTAGCTTTCCGACCTTTTTGGGGTACTGCGCCCAAAACAAGTTGAACTCCATCTTTTTTCCCTTTCATGTTTTCTATTGCCTTCACCAACATACTTTCTAAACCATGTTGCAACAACATTTTATGACCCTGACTATCAAATACTACCTCTACATTAGCAGAGCCATCTATGTTTTCTCTAATCCGTTTGATCTGTATCAGCATCCATCCATACCTTTATGTTTTGATTAAAGTCTGCTTTCATAAGAACTGGCTTATTTAAGCAATCTAACATTTTATACAAAGTCTGTTTTACTTCTTCTTTATCTTCTCCCATAACACCAACACCTCTTGCTGTGTACAGATAAGGCTCATGGTTCTTGTCGTAAAAAACCTCGCACACCTCGACCCAAGGTTTTCCATCGTTTTCGTCTGAAAAGTCAACCACTCTATGATTCCAATGCATTATTTACTCGCCAAGATGTAGAGACCCACATTACTAAACGCATATCCTGTATATACAACTGCCATAGGCACATTCCCTTTTAGGGCTTGTTCGCACCCAATATAGGCATAGATCAAACCGGTAACAATAATAAGCCAAGCACTCACTTTTTCTTTCTTAGCTCTATATGCTTTTGTAAAATGTACCAAAACTCAGATTTGATAATCATTTCTCACTCGCTTTCTTTAGTATTGCTCTAGCAAAGTCTAAAAACGGACTAGATGCACTTTCGCTAAAGTTCCAATTAAAAGTATTGAAATATACATCTTTAATTTGCTCATCACTTAACTCTTTTATTTGTGGTGTTTTTAGCAATTCTTCTTCCAGTTCATCAACATTTTTTGACAACTCCGCTATGCGGTCTGCTTGATGGCGTAGCATATTTGCGGCATCTGTTAAATATTCCGCACTTTCTTTATATGCCCATTTATCTACAATATCTGCTAATTCGTATGCGTTCATTTCCCCTCCCAAAGTGCATGAAACTTTAATAATCTTATACGAGTTCTACAAATAAGTCCTAAGTATTTTCCCTTATGTATCGTATTTGTTCCGTTAACTACCTTTAGGTATCTTTTATGTTACAAAATACAACTTGTATATAAATGTTAGTTTTCTATACATTTTGTTACAACATATATATATTTTGTATATATTTAGACACAATAACCCTAACCCGTTAACCCACCCACCATAAGGGTAGCTAACATCTTTATCAGTCAATATGGACTTGTTAGTCCTATAGGGTATTCTCTCCTCCCACCTTGCCATCCATTTATATCAGCTTGTAACTCAATATAAATTTCGCTCGACAACTACTTGGGTATACCTGTTTACACAGGAGACTGTTTATCCTTTTGCTTTCGCTACTTGGGGTGCGGGTTAAACACCGATCTGACTGTTTGATAGCCGTCTTTGCCTTTATCTTTTCTTCCACGCTGCCGATCTAAGCACTATGTTTCGCCTGGAGTGCGAGCAGAAATAGAAAAACCCCATAAGGTAGCTCTAAGTTGATACCACTTAGTAAATTCCCATGCCAGTATTTACTAAATGCTCAAAGCTACCCTATAGGGTCTAGGCATGGAACCAAAGCTACACAGGTATCAATCTGCTAATGTAATTATAAATCAAAACTCAAATTCTTTAAAGTCGTACCTCCCATTGGGTTTCTTAAACCAGCCTATTACGATAATTCTCCACTTAGACCTAATAAGCTCAGGGAGATATTCGCTTTCTTGGATCTTCTTAATTCTGGATGACATATTACTTTTGGATGTCATTTGTATGCCTAAAGACTCTCCGTTTCCAATAGCCACCATGTCTAAGATGCCAAACATATCTTTTTTTCGTTTTGTAAAAGAGTTGTAGGATTCGACCACTTCGCATTTATATCCCAAAGACTCGTATAGAGCCTTTGTACGCTGATTGTAGTTAGGCAAGGTCTTCTTCTGTTATCTTGCCAAACGAGGCTTCTATGATGGCTTCGTGGTGTTTCTTGGGGATGCTGTTCCGCATTGACCAGGCATAGACAGTTACATACTTCATGCCTAATTTGTCGGCTATATCTTTGTAGCTACCAAACACTTCTAGTAATTTATCAAAGTGTTGGGTTTTCGCAACAGTATCCATATCTTCTCCTTTTGTAGAACATTGATTCTACACCCAAAATAGGTAAATGTAGATATTAGGGTATATCCCTAGTAATTATTCTACATTTATTCTACATTTATGCTATTCTACATATAGGCGATGTTTGCTTATTTCTTTGAAAGGGAAATCAAATGTACGAAAAAGCTAAAACAGAATTTGATAGGTTACCTCATGTAAATAGCGATGACCTTGATGGCACTATTGACCATCTAGTGTTTCGCGCACAACATGAATTAGACCTTGAGGATGAAGGCGAAAACGAATACATTGACTATGTATTGCCAAAATCTGATTATGTAAAACTTACCAAGTTTGTTAAAAAATGGAAAGGTAAATAATGAAAGACTTTAAAGGCGAATGGAAAGATATATTTTGGGGTGCTGTGGCAGCTATCCTTATGCTTGCACCAGCAATGGTTGTGTATGTTTGGAAAACAGGGGGTGTGTCGTGAGTAAATATGATAGTTGGTTAGAAGAACCATACCGGCAAATGGCGCAAGCTGATGACCATCAGGAGTATGTATGGACTACCTATATGAAGCCAGGTAAGCCATGCGATCCGATGGACTTGGATAACTTCCAAGAGTATCTTGCAGATGCAACTGCGGATTATGCTGGTGCTGAGAAGTGGAAGAATCTGCGAGAGTATGCAGATAAAGGTGAATGGGAAAAGTTTGGTCGGGCTATTTATTTTCTAGTCCACGACCATATTGAAAACAAATTGATTGCGGAGGAAGAATAATGTCTAAATATTTAGAACTTAGAAATGTAGATGTTTCGGACAAGATCGAGAAGAAGAATGGTTTGTCTTATCTGTCTTGGGCATGGGCTGTAGACACATTGCTACAACACGATCCACAAGCTACTTGGTCGTATGGTCAGCCTGTATTGTTTGGTGAGACTGTAATGGTGTTCTGCACAGTTAATGCGTTTGGTAAGTCGATGACAGCGCAGTTGCCGGTCATGGACTATCGCAACAAGGCAGTACCGAACCCAGATGCATTTGCCGTAAATACTGCTATGCAAAGGGCTTTGACAAAAGCAATCGCACTCCATGGATTGGGACTTTCACTTTATGTCGGAGAGGATTTGTGGGATGATATAGAGGTAGATTCTACAAAGTTTGTAGAAAAGATATTAGGTTCTCAGGACATCCCAGAGCTAAAGGTGAACTTTGCCCAAGCGTTTAAGGAAGTGTCTAAGGACAAAGAGGCGATGAAGAAGGTAAACGATGCCAAAGAAAAGCGGAAGGCAGAACTGAGTGAAACTAGCTGATGTGCAGCCAGACAATGTGTGCTTCGAGTGCGGTAAGGCTTGGGGTACACATCCACTAAAGAGTTCGGAGAACCACAGATCATGGATCGACCAATGCGATGTATGTTTAAAGCTCACAGCCGTAGTAGATGTTTCGGAATATGGTTATATAAAGGAAGGATGGGATGGAAAAAAAGTGGTGTAGTTCTTGTCAGGCTGATAGACCAAAAGCTGGTTTTAAGTTGGTAGCAGCAGGTAGTCGGGTTCGCCCAGTTATGAGATGGAAATGCGAACATTGTTTAAAACGAGAAGCGGAGAGAAAATATGCAAGAAAATGATTTTATTTACACACCAAGTTCTACAGATATTACGATTCGGTGGCGCAAGATTTATGGCTATGTACCGGCAAGCGAACAGGCTAAGTACCAAAAGAAATGGGCAGAGTTTCGCGCATTGTCGGCAAGGACTTTAGAGAATGTAAATGTGCCAGAGATACCAGGAGTTGTGCAATGGAAAAAGTGGCAAAAATCCTAGTAGAGATAGGTGTTTACATTTTGTTACCTTTTGCGATAATAAAGGTGTCTTGGGAATTGGCAACTTCTTGGATTGAGGAATTAATAAAATGAGAAACAAGCATTGTATGGATGCGTTTTACAAGACCCTAAAAGAAGTAGATATTCCTTTTGGGCAGTCTATGATCTGCGAGCATTTCTTTGCTTCGGGTTGGGATGCAGCCATTGATGCCTTGTCTCTCGCATACCAAAGGCAGTTTGAAAATGATGGAGTCGATACACAGCTTATTCGCAGAGACCCCCAAGAACCTCCAGCCGATGACGATAAAGAATGATTGGTATCCTGTATGCTTTCATTCCAAATCAGATTATAGAAAATGGCAGTATTACAGGAGGGGATCAGGAGAGAGAGTTACAGTCTGTGATGACTGTAGTGATGAGTACCAAAAGAAAATGAAAGGGGAGAATCGGTGTTTTATAGCAGAGGCTATGCAACGATCAAAATATGTCTGAACCAGTATCTAAAGCAGTAATGACAGTAACAGAGGTTGCTCCATTTCGGTTTGCTATCGAGATTGAGGGATCAGATTTATCTTTAGAAGTTTCACAAATTATGGTAAAGTTTCTGAATGACTGCTTACAGCAGATTCATGCGGATCAAAAAATCCATTGAAAGGGATTGTATGGAACAAAGAACAGAAGAATGGTTTAGTGCCAGACTAGGCAAAGTTACCGCTAGTCGGGTCGCAGATGTCTTAGCCAAGATTAAGTCTGGCGAATCGGCAAGTCGTAAGAACTACAAGATGGAGTTGGTTGTTCAGCGATTGACCGGCAAAGCAGGGGAGTCGTTTACCAACGCTGCAATGG